GCAGGTCAATCTAAACAACGCCACAGCATTAACACTACCAGAGCACGTATGGCACAGTTGGCGCGATGGTAAAACAAGGGTGAAGGTTAGTTAACGTGGCTAGACGGTTGAACAGTGGCAGAGCGCCCACAGGCGTTCTTTGATAACCTAGTATGAGGGAGGTTTGACTAATGTTCGAAGTAATACAACTGATAGGATTCCTAATACTAGCCGGTGCCGCTTGCGCGGTCATAATAGAGGACATGGGATAATGGCTACTGTTGAAGGTAGGTTAGAGGAATACCATATGCATGCGTCGTGTGTTGCCATTTACCAGAGGTGTGGTGAAGACCTGACAGATGCTGGTGGTGTGGCCATAAAAGGTTACATCGTTGATTTGGTTGATGAACACGACCATGACGAAGCCGAGCTAGGTCATCGTGTGCGCGAAGCCCTCGACGGTCTGTTTTACGATAGAGGTTGCGGGTGTGCTCATGATTGTTGTGGTCATCGGTTCACCGCTACTAGTCGTGTGTCTCTAGAAAAAGCGGTTAACATCTACGGCGATGAGTGGCTCAAGGGCAAGGAAGCGTATAACTTCTTTGCGTACTACAACTACGGGTTCAATTACTAGGAGGTGTTATGACTCATGTAGTTTTAGGTTGGGATTACGATATCCCTGAAGTTCCTGCTAGTGTCGTGTTCAGCGGCACCAAGGAAGAGTGTGTGGAGTTCTTCAAATCCGCGCTGAAGTCTCACCCTGACAACATTGATTTCTTTGTCCAGAGTGAGTTAGAATATCAACGAATGAAGAGGATGTTTCCATGATCGTGTTTAATTATCCAAGTAAGAAAGTTCTCAAGGAGAACGTAGGTCAACCACTGAAGTTCATCGAGACCAGTATCTTTGGTAACGAGTACATCAGTGACGGTGTGTTGGTCGGTGCTAATCGTCCACACATAACAGGGCAAGGGCGTGAGTTCTTTGCAGAAGTGACCATGCGTAATGGTCTAATCCATCAAGTCAAGTGAGGTGTGTCATGAGAAAAGCAGTTCTTTCTTTGGGCTTTAGTTCCCAAGTGTATGGTGATGTCGACAAGATCCTTGAGATCGACCAGTTACTGCGTGACCTAGACCTAGTGTCTATTCGTTACATACAGAACTGTCAAGGTGATAACGAGCGTGTGGTGGTAGTCGAGGACAGTACCAACAAGTTCCGCATCGAAGTTCTAGATGACGGTATGTGTGCTATGTCAGAGAAATATTACGAGGAGAATCATCGTGATTAGTGCTCAATCCCCAGAAGTTCTGGGTAAATGCTATCCGTACACAGTGTACAAAACCGACTACGGTATGTACTTCGAACACGAAGAGTTAGGTGAAGATGACTCGTGTTGTGTGTGGTTAGAGGGTAAAAAGGTAACCGACTATGACAGTTGCTACGTTATTCCCAACGAGGTAGGTGCTTGGCTTGCCCGTTGGGGGTATAGTGTAGTGTACGACTTCAATCATGGTTACTGGGACTTGGAGGATTAGCTATGTCTTGTCCATCTGTTTCTAAAATGTCGGGGAAACTTCAAGGAGTACCCGCTATCAATACCAACACTGCGACCAATCCTTTTTGTATTGAACAGTACAACAAGGCTGATCCAGACAATATCTGTAGTTTTTGTTACAGCCACGATATGTTGAACACGTATCGTAAGAATTGTCAACCATCTTTTCAGCGTAATAGTGACATTCTTGCTACCGATACAGGTATTGACATTCCTAAAATCAACGCCAGTATCGTGCGGTTCAACGGTCATGGTGAGTTACTCAATGACACACACTTCCGTAATCTGTGTGCTATTGCTAGTAATTACCTGCGTACTAACTTCGCGCTGTGGACTAAGCGTGTTGACATCGTGCGCCGTAATCTGTACTGTGTTCCAGATAATCTTATTCTGGTGTACAGCAATCCCAAGATTGATCGTGTGATGTCTAAGCCACCGCGTGGTTTTCATCGTGTGTTCAACAATGTCACCAAGAAGTACACAGGTGACGCTAACTGCACAGGGCAGAAGTGTATTGACTGCCAACTGTGCTATCACTTCGATACCGAAACTGTAATAGTGGAGCATGTGAAATGAAAGAAATAGATAAACTCAAAGAAATAGTACAATCACTGGACTCATTCCGTGAGGAGTTCGGCTCGTGTGTTAACACAACCAATGCGTATAAGTATTTGTCTGAAGCCGTAGAAGACCGAGACTTTGTGGTGTCTCGTGTGATTGTTACTTGTGAATACTACGTTGATGTTAAGCACAGACGTACGTTGTCAGAGCATGTTGTCGCTACTCAAGCTGAAGAGTACGTGATTCATGAATACCCAGCGCATGATCATATGGAGGCAGTGATAGTGGATTGTCGTTGTGACGATATACACGTATTTTCTATGGAGGTACTAGATGGGAATGAGTCAGCGTGAGGTAGCAAAGCAGTTAGGTATATCTCGTGCTCGTGTGGCACAGATAGAGAAAGCTGCCTTGACCAAGATTAGGAAGTCCGGTAAAATGGACAAATTCCTGTGTTTACTTAGACAATACGAGGAGTACTATGGCGAGGAACACCAAGCGTTACGTCACTCAAAGACGTAGTCATTTCAAAAAACCAAGGAGGTGTCATGAGAGACCAAATGTTAGACGCAATCGCTACAGTAGTGCGTATGGTGCGCGGGGCTTACAAGCTCAGTGAAGCTGTGTCGTATGCTGTGGTGCAATACAATCTAGATGAGTACGAGGAAGAGGATCTTGTTGTTATGTCCCGTAATCAGCTAGCCAGACTTGAGTTACAAACAGGGAGTGCAAAATCATGAGTCAGTTATACCCAAATGAAGCAGGTGGTGTGTGGGTTGAGGAGAGTGGTCATATGGAGCTTGATGTGTGGTGGGAGTATCTGTATGATGAGGGTATGATAATCAAGGTAAAAGACACAGACGGTAGGGATATTACCTCCAGCATATACGGAGATTCCTTAGATAAATTCACCGAGAAAGCATGGGATCTGTACCATGCAGGAGATTACTAATGTCTTATATAATTATGGGAAGAGATGAATGCAATCAAGAGTTTCGCCCTGCTTTTGAAAACTTCGATACCGAAGACGAAGCGTATGCAATGCTAGACAAAGCGTGTGATCGTTACCCAGAAGCAAGAAGTATTTGGGTGGAGTTGCTACGTGACAAGGACTACTACTTACAAAAACATCAAGACTTTGATGAAGACTGGGAATGGGAGTATCTATAATGAAAACCTATGATGAGATAATTGACCCCAACTACGAACCCAAGGGCGAGCGGGAATGTAAATGTGCCGTGTGCCATCGGGTATTCACCTCAACAGAGGCGTTCGACATGCACCGTGTAGGTGAGCATGGGGTAACCAGAACGTGTCTAAATCTGTCGTTACCCAACGTCTCATGGGATGTTGGTTTGTCCCTCAAAGCAGGCAGGTGGATGAGGTTTCGTGAATAATTTACAAGACCCTTTCCTTTTTCTGGTATCGTGTTATACTAACTATATAGATAATACATAGGGAGTAATATGTGTTACTATTACTAATAACACATAGTACATATTAACTATGTAAGGAGAGTACAATGGACGACCACAACAAGATGGCTATGGAAATGGCGGAGAGAGAAGCTCTGTCTGTTTCTTTAGCTGAGGCGATGGAGATAGTTCTTAAGTGGTACTGTCTCAAGTATGGTTCGCTTCAGCCTGATGTTCTTGAGCATATGTACCATAATTATTTCGGTGAACGGAAAAGTAAAGAGGAGATGCACTAATGGGCTTTGTTAAATTACACCAAAGGTGTGATGATTGTGGTTCTAGTGACGCACTGTCCTACAACGACGACGGATCATCGTACTGTTTCGCGTGTGCTAAGTTTACCCCCTCTGAGAGCACGGGTACTGGGGAAATTAGCCAACTAAAAGACAAGGTAGTACCGTCGGGTGGGTTCGACAGATCGTTGTTCTCAGAGCCGTTTAAGGGGTACCAAGACAGGTGTCTCACAGCGCAGACGATGGCGGCGTTCAACGTGGCACAGAAGTCAGGCAATGTTCACTTCGGATATCACACAGAGACAGGGGAGTTAACTGCAGTTAAAACTCGCTACCCCGACAAGACATTCAAGATATCAGGGGATTGGAAGAAAGCATCGCTGTTTGGTCAGCACTTGTTCCCGCAAGGTGGGCAGTACATAACCGTAGTGGAGGGAGAGTTCGATGCACTGGCGGCATACCAGATGTTTGGTGGTAAGTATCCTGTTGTTTCTATACGTAACGGTGCTCATGGTGCTGCCGCAGACTGTCGCAGGGCGTATGACTTCCTAGACAACTTCGACAACATTATCTTCTGCTTTGATAACGATGAGCAGGGTTCGAAGGCGGCGACAGAGTGTGCTGATATCTTCGGAGGCAAAGCCCGAATCTACCAACATGGTAAGCACAAGGATGCGTGTGACTACCTCATAGAAGGAGACAAGGATGACTTCGTAAAGCGGTGGTGGGCCTCGAAGACGTATACCCCAGACGGTATGACGATGCTGGGCGAGCTACGCGAGGCACTGAAGAAACCCCTCGAAGAAGCAGAGGTTCGCTATCCTTACAAAGGTCTAGACGATATGACCTTCGGTATCAGACCTACAGAGCTAGTGACAATCTGTGCTGGCTCTGGTCTAGGTAAATCCACATTCATGCGTGAGCTAGTGTTCTCTATATTGGGCCAGACTACCGACAGGATAGGTCTAGCTTTTCTAGAAGAGATACCAGACAGGACTGCTCGTGGCCTTATCGGTCTTCAACTCAACAAACCAATACACATACCCGGCTGTGACTACACCCCTGAAGAGGTTGATCGTGTATTCGATTCGTTGGATCTTGATGATCGTGTTGTGCTGTGGGATACGTGGGGGTCTAATCAGATAGAGAATGTACTGGCACGATTCAGATACCAAGTCAAGGTTCTTGGTGTCAAGACAATAGTGTTAGACCACATATCTATACTGGTGTCAGACCAGAACAACGGCGATGAACGTAAGGCTCTAGATGAAATCATGACCAAGCTCAGGATGTTTTGTCAGGAGATGCAGGTCAGTATGTTTGTTGTCTCACATCTAAAGAGACCGGAGGGTAAAGGACATGAAGACGGAGCATATACTAGTCTGGGTCAGCTACGCGGCTCTGCTGCAATCGCTCAGTTATCTGATATTGTTCTTGGACTAGAACGTAATGCTCAGGCAGAAGATATCATGGTACGTAACACAACCAACATCAGGGTATTGAAGAACAGATACAGCGGGCAGACTGGCCCTGCGTGTTCTTTGATGTATAATAAAGACACAGGACGATTGACGGAGATCATGTCGTGAGATGCTGTGCGTGTGATAAGATACTAAATGACTACGAACGAACCAAGAAGTACACAGGGTCACATGAGTACGTTGACTTGTGTAACGAGTGTACTAGGTATCTGGTAGAATCTGATGTAACTGTAGAAGGTAACTGGGACTATGCTAGTCTTAGTGATTTAGAGGAGGAGAACTATGTCCAAGATAGGGCAGTGGATTATTACACAGGAACAGAATATGGAGATGAAGAGTAATGGACACGAACTCTCAGAGCAAGACGAGCGAGACCTTGCCTACTTCGAATATAGTATTTCTAGATCTGGAGGCGGATGGCTTGAATCCTACTACGATACACTGTGTCGTTACAAAGCGTCCCCTAGAAGCTCACTTAATCCATACATCTAAGGAGACACTACGTGCTGAACTCAGTAAAGGCGGGAAAATATGTGGCCATAATATTATCGGTTATGACGACCCTGTTATTCGCAGGCTCTGGGGTATACGCATTGATGATTCTCGACTCATGGATACTCTCGTTCTTTCTAATCTGTTT